GTCAATCCCCGCGCCCTTGTATATTTATTAACATGGGGCAATAGGGTTATTTTCTATGCAATATTGTCTATCGGTCAATTGACATAGGGGCAACGGTGCCATTTATGCAATTGACAGCATGACAAGGGCATAGGTCAACTCTATCGGGCATGGTCAGTCGATAGGGATTGGTCTGTTATGTTTGTGGCAACGCGATGGGTCTTGACCCTCCGTGGTTGCGCGCCCTATTTCGTTCCCCGCCCCAAGGAAATTTACGTTTTCCTCCCTGCTATTTATGCTACAGTTGGTTTACTGTATTAACGGAGGTGCGAATGTATGAAATAGATAGCGATGTACCGATGCCTGAGGTTAAGGTTCGGCATAACTACCCGCATGAGGCTTTGCAGGTGGGGGAGAGTTTCTTTGTGCCGGGTGGGAATATGAATGTGCTGTGCAATTACAACCGGATTAGGGGTAAGCGGTTGGAGAGGAAGTTTGTGTGCCGTCGGGAAGGTGACGGTATTCGGGTATGGCGAATTGAATAGGAGGGGCTATGTTGAACGCAAAGAAGGCGCACGCCTTGTTCGATCATTTGAAGGATAGGTTTGGGTTGAGGAATGACCGGGAGTTGGCGCGGGAGTTAGGTGTGCAGTCGGGTTATGTCAGCCGGGTGCGGCATGGGCATTTGCCGGTCAGTGCGAGCTTGATGTTGGGAATCCACGATGTGTTTGGACTGGAGATTCATGAGATCAAGGATTTGGCGCAAAAGGCAGATGGACAATCCTGACCGCTACAAGGAAGAGCTGTTGTTATCGCGGACAGTCTTGCGGGATCAGATGAGGAAGGCAATAGCAGCATCAACGCCTGCTGCCAAGCGTGCTTTGGTTGCCGGTTGGAAAGAGGTGTTTCGACCTGAGATCGTGAAAGAGTTATTGGCTGTGGCTAAAGACTACGAGGCGCGGTACAGGATTGCTAATTGGAACTTAGAGGGCTTTGACAATGAGCGACGTAAAACAAAAAAGTTTTGAAGACATCACAGTAGTTGCGATTTATGGCGATGGTCGGGGAAAGATCGCACTGCCAGCATTGAGAAAGACTGCCGAGGCCTTGCCCGGCTGCAAGTCGCTTTTGATTACCAACACCGAGTTAGACATCACCTTCATGCACCAAAGAATCATTGGTGCGCCCTTGGACTATCAGGCTTACTCCGAGTTTGTGATGTATGCCCTGCATAACTACATCGACACTGACTACGCTTTAATTGTGCAGCACGATGGTTGGGCGTTAGATGCAAAGAATTGGAACGATGACTGGTTCAACTATGACTACATTGGTGGCCCTAGTCATGCAGCCTTAATGCCAAGTGGCGAGTTCTCAACGCTCTACCAATGGTGCATGGATAAGAAGGACTATACAGGTGCTTTGATTGTCCAGAATGGTGGGTTTAGCTTGCGTAGCAAAGCCTTCTTGGAAGCACCAACTAAGTACGGCATCATGCGCCGTAACTTTCCTGAAGCCATGTTGAACAACGAGGATGTCCAGTTGTCGTGCTTCTTGCGTCCTGCGATGGAGAATGTGGGTATGCGTTATGCGCCAGATGACGTTGCCAAGTATTTTTCGTTTGAACACTTTGGCCCTATTCACAATGGCATGAACTCAACCAAGATATTTGGTCATCACAGCCGCTTTAGACAGTTGTTATCCAACGGTGAGATGCTCTACAAGTTGACTGAGGAGCAGCGTAAGCAAATCATGGGCGAGGAACAAGCCTTTGCCATGTTTGAGAATCACTACGGATACACCATCCATGCAGTTTGATCGTAAGGCTTTCTACCGCTTCTGCCGCCAGTTAAGGATTGAGTCCAAAGAACAAGGCATGATCACCTTGGGTGAGCGTTTGCTTGGCACCCAAACCTATGTTATGGATGAGGTAGCGCGTGGTTTGCAAGATGACATCCATTTCTTTGTCGTACTGAAAGGGCGTCAGCTTGGTATCACCACGATCTCCTTGGCGCTTGATCTTTACTGGCACTTCATTTATCCCGGTATGCAGGGAACGCTAACGACTGACACGGAAGAGAACCGGGAGCAGTTCAGAAGTACGTTGTCCATGTACATGGATGGTTTGCCCAAGCAGTACAAGATTCCCCTGATGAGCCACAACCGCAATCAGTTGGTACTGCAAAACAGAAGCCGGATGTTCTATCAGGTGGCAGGTACTCGCGCTAAAGGTGGATTGGGTCGAGGCAAGGGCATTACCTTCTTGCATGGCACGGAAACGTCTTCATGGGGCGACGAGGAAGGCTTGGCGTCGCTCTTGGCATCCTTGGCTGAAACTAACCCGCTTCGCTACTATATGTTCGAGAGTACGGCGCGAGGCTTCAATATGTTCCACGATATGTGGACAACTGCCAAACGTGCGCGAACACAGAAAGCCATTTTTTGCGGCTGGTGGCGCAACCAGTTGTACATGGCTGATCCCAAGTCAGACATCTACAAGGTGTACTGGGATGGCAAACTTTCGCCCGAAGAGAAGGAATGGACGAAAGACATCAAGAAGATGTACAACTACGAGATCAACTCTCGGCAGATTGCTTGGTGGCGCTGGAAGCTGCACGAAGGTTTGAAGGACGATGGCCTGATGTATCAGGAATTCCCACCCACAGAGGACTACGCCTTTGTGATGACGGGAACCTCCTTCTTCTCTACGGCCCGTTGTACCGACGCCATGAAGGAAGCCAAGCGTTCACCCTTCATTCCCTATCGCTTTAGCATGGGTGCCAACTTCCAAGACACCACGCTAATCCAAAGTAGCGAACGATTGGCGACCCTAAAGATTTGGGAAGAGCCGGTACCTAATGCCTACTACGTCGTGGGTGCTGATCCTGCCTATGGATCGTCGGACTGGGCAGATAGATTCTGCATTCAGGTCTTCCGTTGTTACGCCGATGGCATGGAACAGGTTGCAGAGTTTGCCACCTCGGAGTTAAATACCTTCCAATTCGCTTGGGTGATCTGCTATCTGGCTGGCGCTTACGGCAATTCCTTGCTGAACTTGGAAGTCAACGGCCCCGGACAGGCCGTGATTAACGAGATGAGGAACCTAAGAAGACAGGCCATGTCGTTGCCACCGTCGGAAGCCCGACACCTGAACGACGTTTTAGGCAATATGCAGCACTATTTGTGGCGAAGAAACGACAGTTTCGGTATTAGCAACAGTATTGGCTGGGTGACAACGCATTCTTCCAAGGAGCGAATGCTAAATTACCTGAAGGATTACTTCGAGCGCGGAATGCTAAAGGTGTATTCGGAAGAGTGCATTGATGAAATGAAGGGAATTGTGCGCGATGGAGGCACGATTGCCGCTACTGGTAGGTCAAAAGATGACCGTGTGATCGCGTCAGCATTAGCTACTGCCGCTTTTGCAGAGCAATTACAGCCTAGATTGATCGCAAACCGGGTAACCAAGGACAAAAAAGAGTCAAAAAGCGACGAAAATGAGCAAGGTGGGCAGGTTCAAGTACAAAAACAGGTGTCAAACTACCTAAAAGCACTGGGTTTTTGATGATTAAGGTACTTTCCATCACTGAAATCAAGCTAAGACTGCACAATATGCGTCTAAATCGCAAAAGAGGCTACTCAATGGCTGAGTTTGCGAAGATGGCAGGAGTGGACTATCGGAACATGAAAAAGGCCTTTTTTGAGCTAAAAATGCCTGTTTCTGAGACCACACAGCGCCGTATTTCCAAGGCTTTGACGGCTTTGGAGAACGGCGAGGCCGGTATGAGGATGGATATTGCTGGCAGAATGAAGCTGGACTACCACCCGCCAAAGGATTTTGGCAAAACCTTGAAGCGTGGCTACACGCTGGAGATGAATAACGGAAAAATTGGCTTATCCGTTAAACCCATTAACAAGTACGATTATACAAAACCACATTTGTTAAAGAAGTGAGGGGCTAACATGAGTGTATTACATGATTACAAGTGTCCGGTGCATGGCTACTTTGAAAGTCGGCAGGCAGTATGCCCTTCCGGCTGCACCGATGTGCAATTAGTGTTCTTGCAACCTGTCGGAATTGCCAGCGATTCAACGAAACATAATGACAAAACGCTAAAACAACTTGCGCTAGACTTCAAGATGAGCGATATTAAATCGACCAGAGAAGGTGAGGCGCAGCCGCCGCGCCATGCCACGCCTAATAATCCGTTCGCACCCCGTTGGGGATCGCCTGCGGAAGTGGGTGGCTACAACCTTAACTCGATTGCGGGTGAGTCAGTGTCAGGAATGCAGGCGGTCAAGCAAGCGGGTACGAATTTGAGTGGCCCGAAAGTGGGGTCTTACATTGCCGACCATGAGAATTTACAGATCAAATGAGAATTCCTGAAAGCCCAGTTGATCGCCAAGCGTTCTACATTGACATCATGAACAAGTGTCTGGTGTCTCAAGGTGAGCGCCAAGCACAATACTCCACCCTACGCTCCTACTACCTGTTCGGCGCTGATCAAAACTCACCGCCTGCGCACTTCAATAAAATCTATCCGCACATTGATCAACTGTCTGCCTTTATGTACTCGGCAGACACGACGCGCTTCTCCATCAAGATCGGCGCGTCTGTGCCTGAAGTGTTCAAAAAGAAAATATCCGCACTGACCTCTGCGCTGCATGACTACTGGATGGCAAGCAATGCAGACCAAGTGTTTGGTCAGGCATTGAACTGGGCGTTTTGCTACAACTCCACCTTTGTCAAACTAATCTGGCGCAATGGTATTCACCCGTACATGGTGGAACCCGGCGTGTTTGGCGTGCTACGCGAAGACACACCATACACAGACCGCCAAGAGGCAATGGTGCAAGAGTTTTACATGACCAAATCGGAACTCTACTCACGCCTGTACTCGCATGAAAAGCGTGATGAGATTCTAAGTCGCATTGCGCTGGCTGAACAGCAAACCAAGAAGTACCCCGAAGGCGTTGAGCGCCTAGTGACTTCTGCAATTGATCCGACAATCTACGGTAACGTGCAAATGAATCTGGCTGGCAACATGACGTACACGCCACAGATTGCAGAGCCTACCGTCAAAATGCGGGAGCTTTGGATATACGACGATAAGGTGGATGATTACGTCTGCGTCACCATTGCTGATCCAGACATCGTCATCTATGATCGTGCATCCAAGAGCCTATTCTTACAAGGTGAGCAGCCGTTTGTACAAATCTGCCCATCGCCTCAATACGATTACTACTATGGTCAGTCTGAAACGCAGCGTCTTGTGTTCCTGCAAGAGATGCGTAATAAACGAACCGGACAGATACTCGAATTGCTGGACAAGCAGGTCAACCCACCCAAGGCGTTTATCGGTTTCCAAGGAATCTTGGATGAAAAGATGTTTGCGCTTAATCGTGCCAACGGCATGGTGGCGTCTGATATGCCTAACGCCAAAGTAGAAGAGTTCACGCCAAACATCCCGAACGACTTGTTCCGCGAACTCGGTGAGATTGACGCCATGTTTGCTGAAGCCTCTGGTATTACCAGCGTACTCTCAGGCCGTGGCGAAACTGGCGTTCGTAGCCAAGGCCATGCCTCGCAGCTTGCTCGACTGGGTTCTTCCCGCGCCAAGAAACGTGCATTGACCATTGAAGACAGTCTTGAGAAAATTGCAACGCTGTATCTGAAGATGATGATGGTCTATGACGATACGCGCTACCGTGACGAAGATGGCAACGAATTTATTGCTGCCCAGTTTACGGATGACTTTGTTGTCAAAGTGGACGCGCATTCCAATAGCCCAATCTTCATGGAAGATGCCAGAGACTTGGCCTTTAGCCTGTTTAATGCTGGCGCTATTGGTAAGGCCAGCTTGCTGGAGATGGTCGAGCCGCCAATGAAGGATCGACTGGTGGAAGAGGTCAAGGCAATGGAAGCTGCCGCAGCTATGCAGCAAATGATGCAGCTCCCTGCCGCACCGCAAGGCGGCGCACCAGCAGGTGCAACACCAGAGCAACCCGAACAACCGCAACTGAGGGCTGTGTAATGAATCAACGATCAGGCGCAATGAACTCCCAGTCCATGCTGAAAAGTGGGGATCAGCCCCGCATGACGCAGCGGGATATTCAATCGACCCGGCAACCACCGTCGATGAGCTTTAACCGTAACGCCTTCAAAGGCGCTAGTAGAAATACTGGCACCAGAAGTACCGGACGATAGTAAAATAGCAACGGGCAACATTTTGCCCCTTTTTTTAGTTGACGCGATAGTTAATTTATATCTATCGTTCGCGCAACATAGGAGTACCAAATGGCTGTGAAAACACAGGACATGATGGAC